CGGCGGCGCAGCTCGCGGGCGGCGTACATCACCGCACCCTGGTAGACCTCCCCGTCCGGGGTGTACACCGGGACCTCCGGGTCCGAGGTGTAGAACTCCGGGCGGCAGCGCTGCACGTACGCCTCGGTCTGCACACAGACCCGGTCGACCTGCTCGGGCGGGTAGGAGCTCGCCCCGGTCGACGTCAACCACGCGGTGACATCGGCCGGGACAAGCCAGGTCGGGGTGAACGGGTCCATCAGGCACCCCGGGCCGCGAGCGCACCGAGCAGGGTGGACCGGGCGCGGCCACCCTGCTCGGCGTCGTACACGTCGGCCAGGTCGTCCGGGTGGGCGTCCACGTGGTCTAGCACCTCCTGCACGGTGTGGGCGGTCGGGTCGTAGCCCGCGTCATCTCCGGCCGGGGCCGGGTCGACGCCGCGGGCAACTAAGGGACCACCGTCACCGTCGACTTCGCGACACCGCGGGCGTCGCGGATGATGTTGCCCTGGTAGCCGAACACGGCCGCGTCGATGCCACCGTTCGGGATGTTGATGGCCTGCACCCTGAACGGGCCGGTCTCCCGGAAGTCGACCGCGTTGGAGTCGGCACCGAGCACCGTCCCGGCGGGCAGTGAGGGGACCACGACCACCTCGGTGCCGGCGACGTCGGTGGACCCGTCACCGCCGAGGTTCACCACCGACTGCTTGGTCAACCACCACGGCACCTCGGAGACGGGCAGGCCGAGGAACGAGGCGAACACGTCGGAGGCCATCGCGATGACCGAGGTGTTCGCACCGACCCCGGCGAGGGTGGACACGACCAGCTGGACCGCGGCGGCGGCGTCCGCGGCGGGGCCGGCGTCGGTCGCGGCGGCGAGGATGTCCGCGGCGAGCTTCCCCTCGGACTTCTGCCCGTAGTCGAACACGGCCGCCTCTAGCAGGGCGGCGATGAACCCGGTGTTGAAGTCTTCGTAGATGCGGTCGACGTCCCAGCCGCCGGCGAGGCGCTCGGCGGTGCCGGTGGCCGGCTTGATCTTGACCGCGTTCGAGGGGATGGCGGCCTTGTCGCCGGCGTAGTCGGCCACCTGCGGCGGGGTCTCCCAGGCCCACCCTTCCCAGGTCATCGAGGTCAGCGCGGTGGGCCCGAACACGTTGACGAAGAACCGGTTGTCGCGTCGCGGGGTCCACAGTTCACCGAGCCACGCGGGCCGGATGAACGCATCGGCCACCCCCATAGCGGGGGCGGTGGTCACATCGGAGAGGGCAGCGTTCACGACCGCCGCGTCGGCCGCACCGGTCATCAGGTTGGCCAGGGTGCCCGCGAACGCGGTCAGCTGCGCGCGGCCGCCGCGGGTCGTGGCGGGCACAGCGTTCAGGGTGCCGGTCTGGGTTGCGGTCATCGGGGTCTCTTCTTCCTCGGGTTCGGGTGCGGCGGCGGCCGCCGGCTCGGGTGGTGCCTGCCCACCGGGGTCGGCCGGCGGGGAGTCCTGGGATGGGGCGGTCAGGTCGAGAATCTGCTGTGCGAGGTCGTTGACGTCGGACTGTGCGGTGTCGTCGAGGGCCGCGGTGAGCACCGCACCCGCGAACGCGGGGATGGCGACCTGGGCGACCCCGACCAGGTCCGCGGCGGTGACGTGCCCGGCGTCGACGGTGACGTTGGAGAGCTCCACCGACAGGGAGTCCCGCAGCCCCTCGGACGCCTCGACCAGGGCCTGGTCCCCGTCTGGGGTGTTCGCCACCCTGAACGTCATCCGCAGCGCGTCGGCGGCGTCGGTGGCCTCGGTGGCGTACCCGATGGGGGTTTCCCGGCCGTGCTCACGGAACAGCTTGACCGCACGCAGGTTCGCGGGCACCCGGACCGCCCCGGCGTCGATGGCCAGCGGCCCCGCGGAGGTGTGCCCGACCTCGCCGTAGGGGAGCGCCACACCTCGCAGGGTGCGGGTATCGGTGTCGGTGGCCTCGATGGTGGCCGCCGGAACTGTCAACCTCAGGTTGAGACTCACGGTGTTTCTCCTAGTCCTGCTCGGGTGGTCCGGTGGGGGACGGGGTCGGGGACGTCCAGTCGGCGGTGTCGAACGCGACCCGCTGCCCGGCCGGGACGATGTCGTCCATCGAGAGGCGGGCCTCGACCGCGTCGATGTACAGCTGGAGCCCGTAGTCCAACCACTGCTGATTGCGGCCCTGCAGCGTCTGGTACTCCAAAGAGGCACCGGCCTGGGAGGCGTCGAGCATCGCGGCCGGCATGTTGACCAGGCGGGCGATGTCGAGGGCGGAGGCGTTGCGGGCCCCGAGCTGCAGGGCGTCGGAGTCCACCCGGTGCTCGATGAGCTCGATGCCCTGGTTCGTGAACAGGACACCGTCGTTGGCTGCCATCGCTGCCCGGACCGCGGTGGTGATGTCGCGGCGCTCCTCGGGGGTCAGCTCGGCCGCTGAGGTCTGGTGGGCCTCCAGGCGCAGCGGGTGCTTCGCGACGTCGCGGGCGTTCTCTTCCAGCTCATAGGCGGTGCGGATGGTGCCCCGCCCGAAGTTGAGGATGCCCTCGTTCGGGCCCGGCAGGTACACGAGCCGGTCGGCCGGGATCGGTTCGTTGTCGAGGTCGACGACCTGGCCGTCCTCGACGGTCCAGTGATCCCAGGGGACCCGGACCATCCGCAGCGGCAGCGACCGGGCCTGCGCTTGGGCGGTCGCGGAGGTGATGAACCACAGAGACTCGCCGTAGAACAGCAGGTCGTCGATCGTCCAGAGCATCCGGTGGAACGGGGACTGTGGTCGGATGCCCCAGGCGGTGACCTGCTTGGGGGTCAGGTCCCCCAGCTGCCCGTCGGTCCCGTACAGCCAGTACGGCTGAGTGGCGACCGGGGTGTCGGTGCGGATGGCGGACATCGGCAGCTTCGCGATGGTGCCGCAGGTCAGGTTCCGGCCGCGGGCCACCGCCGGTACCCGCATCGCACCGGTGCGCGACATCGGCAGGGTGTCCGGGTCGGTGATGAAGTCCGGCAGGACCACGTCGTAGAGGTGGGACCGGTCGGTCCAGGCCTCAATCTGCGGCTGCAACGGGGGCAGTTGCAGCACCGGCGGGAATAGCCAGTCCCACATCAGCCGGTCGCCCTGACCCGCCGCGCGGACAGGGTCCGGGAGGCCTGCCGCGGGTGGGCGGTCACCCGGTGGGCGTCGGCCAGGGCGACCGCCTCAGCCCGGGTCGCGGCCGCGGCCCGGAAGGTTGGGCAGCGGCGGCAGCTCACGACCACCGAGCCGTATGACGCATCGAGGGCCAGCAGGCGCGCACCGGGCATGAGTGAGATGTACCAGCCAATACCCACAACGGGACGCCGCCGCGGCGACGACGGGGGAGACGTGTCCGCGGCGGCGCAACTTCCGCGCCATCAGGTTAGGCCCTGATATCGGCGGTCATCAGGTTGTCTGGACCGATCTTCACATGGCGTGCACGGCGGGCCGGACCGGCGGCGGGGAGTGCAGCACACCCCACCGGGCGTGTGAGACGGCGACCAGCGGGGCGGTCACGGTGACCGCGTTGCGCCGCGAGTAGGTGAACCCGCCGGCGTCCCCGATCATCCGTTTGACCGCACCGTCGACCGCCTCACTCAGCGCCGCCGACGGGTACACCCGCACGGTGCGGTGCCGGACCGCGTCGAGGAACCCGGCCGCGGACTGCGCGACCTCCGCGGCCCCCATCATCACCAGGTCGGCACCGGCCAGGGTCAGGGCGTCCGCGACGGTCGCGGTCGCACCGTAGCGGTCCACCGCGATCGGGGCCCGGTGCCGGGCCTGCAATTCGAGGAGCCGACCGACCAGCCACTCCACACCGGGGCGGAGGTCGACGAGCTCGACGTACCCGTCGTCGGCGGCGACCGCGACCGCGGCCCGGGACCGGTCCGGGGTGATGTCGAGGGACAGACACACCCGCCCGGTCGGCCGCGGCGCATCGGCGGGCAGCTGCACGTGCGACCAGTCGGCCGGGTCGAACAGCCGGTCATGGGTGCGCTGCCACACGTTGCCGTACTCGCGGGCGTACCCATCCGTACCGAGCGCGGTGGCCGCGGTGTGCAGGGCGTCGAGGTCGGTCAGCCCGGAGGCCAGCCCCGGGTGCGTCTCGATCATCACCTGATCGGTGCACTCCACCCCGGCCGGCACCCCGTACTCCAGCACCGCGTACCCGTGCTGCCCGGCCCGGGCGTGGTCGAGGTAGCGGCGCAGGTAGTCCGAGCGGTCGGTGCCGGCGGTGCCGACCACGATGAGCTGCCGGCGGCGGCGGGTGGTGAACACCGGGATGATGGTCTGGTCGAGGGCCCGGCCCAGCACCTGGTCGTGCTCTTGTGCCTCGTCGACGATGACCAGGTCACCGGCCCACGACCGCAGCGAGCCGGCCTTGGGTGGGAACGCCATCAGGTAGGAGCGGCCCGAGACGGTGACCCGCTCGGTGCCCGCCGAGCGGCGGGGCCGCACGTGAGAGGCGAGCGGGGACCGCTCCAGCTCGGTGAACAGGTCCCCGAACCGTTGCGTGGTGACGTGCCCGGTCTGCGCGGCGTACGCGGCCCGGTAGTCCGGGTACTGCAGACACCGCCCGATGGCGATGTCGTGGACCATCGTGGTCTTCCCGACTTGCCGCGGGAACAGGAAGACCACGATGGGGTATGCGTACGCACCCGAGGGGAGCCGCTCCCCGGCCAGGTCCGCGCCCAGGCGCTGGTGCGGTTTCCACGGCCGGCCGTGCAGGTGCGCCACGAACGCACCGAGCGCACCATCAGTCGGCCGCGAGTGGTCCCGCGGTGTCGCCTGCCTCGGGTGCACCGTCCTGCTCGATGAACTGTGCGAGGGCAGCGGCGAGCGGGTCGGCGGCGGCGTTGCGGACCGCGAAGACGCGGCTCCAGGTGTCATCGAACTGCCTCACCAGACCGGTCAGCGGGATTCGATCGTACGGCCGGGCCGCCGGCGAGCGCAGCATCCGCTCCAGCTGGTCGATCTGGTCGGCCAACGTGCGCAGCGTCGCGACCCCCGACGCGGACAGGTCGTAGCCGGCGGCGCGGGCGGCCGATACCTCACGGTCGAGACCCAGACGGACGCGGCCCGGACGCGGCCGCGGCGTTTCGTACTCGAACATATGTTCGGACGGCGGTTTCATCTCAAACCCGGCCGGACCGGGACACACACGGGGAAGG